TTATTCTTCGGACGGTTGCTCTCCAACCTGCGCATTCCAAACACCGAAAGATGTTTGTGTGCCATTCGTACGCGCCTTATCCGTAAGCGCTTCGGCAAGCATGTAGATGGCCAGCGCGCCGATGCCTGCCACGATAAGCGATACGCGGGCGATGATGTTGTCCGTCACGCCAAACGCGGTTAGGACGGACGTGATCCATGCGGCCACCGCGGCCCAGAACTTGCGGCTTGCCAATTTGGACTTCCAGTTGATTTTCATTTGTGCTTCTCCTTTTGTTTTAGTACCTGTCGCGTGTTGCAACAGGTCAAATTTTCGTTGCGCGGGCAGGGTGACGTATATATATCTCTACTCGCCGTTATCGTCCCCGTATGGCCGCCCGCCGGCGTCCAGGCCGTGCTTGTTGCGGCTCATTTTCTCCATGAGTGACTTGGCCGAATATCCTACAAGGTCGCCAACGCAGACCGAGAAGATGCCGAGCGTTAAGTCCTGTATTGGGTCAAGCCCGAACGCTGCCAACACATATGACGCGACTACGGACAGCGTGGCGATAACCACAGCCCAAGTCGCCAGAATCTTGGAGAACTCGGGCTTGCCGCGCTTGCGGGTGATAGCCCAGATCGTCAGCGCTAATGCCACGCCGAACAGGGCGCCGAGTATGGCGACGATGACGAGCATGACTATGCTTCTCCCTTTTTGTCAAGCGCGTTTAGCCGGAAAAATATCGAGCGGATTTTTGTTTCAGCCGCAGTCAAGCGGTCGGCGTCCCTTCTTTCCCGCCCCTCTATCTCTTTGAGAGTGTCCTGCATTTCGCCAATCTTCGTGCTGACAAAATCTATCTTAGCTATGATAGTCGCGCTATGAGCACCGTCGGATTTCGTGTCCTTTTTATTCGTCCGCACAAATGTAATGATAGAAAACAGAACAGCCAGCGCCGAAAGGGTAAGTGCAATGATTTCGCCTGTTATAAGCATACTCATTTTCCCCCCCAATCCCCGCCCAGGGCGGTTATGGTATCTCGCCCGACTATGCCGTCCTGCTTGAGATGGACACGCGCTTGGAACTGACACACGGCGTCGCGGGTGTCGCCTGCGTAGTTGGGGTTGGTCGGGTTGCCGTACGCGTCTGTCGCAAGGTTAAGACCGAAGCCTTTTGCCATAAGCAGACGCTTAACCGCGATGACGTCTGCGCCGCTTACGCCGTATTTGAGCAGTCTGGTAAGGACGATCGTGCCGGGCGCGGGTGGTGTTACCGGTGTGGGCGGTGGCGGCGCGGTGGGCGCAGAGCCGCTTACAACGATGGCGGTATGGCCCTTAGTCTTAGTGACAAGGATATCGCCCACGCGCAAATCCTTCTCGCCCCACGGTTCGGCTATCAAGTCAAATGCGCCAGTATCGAGCAGCACCTTAACTTGATTGGCCGTGCTGAACAACCCCGGCGCAAGACCGGCCGCAAAGCAGCAGCAACGCACCAACGACGAGCAGTCGCAGTTGCACGGCGTTTTAATAGCTGCAAGATCGTAATTGACCTTCTTTGCCTCGACCTGCAAGCTGCCCCTATCGGACTGCGAATAGCCGATATTCAAGTTTCCACAAGCGGCTTTCATGGCGTTTGCCAATAGCACAGCAACCGCATCTGATTTTGCGCGTATCAGGTTCCAGCCCTTAGTGTTCGTGTAATAGTCAGCAATGCGCAGTTCCCGGCCCGTTTGGTTGCCGGGCTTCCCGCCCTGCGCCAGTCCGTTTTCGTCACAAACGGCGTGTCCGATTTTAGCCATGTTGTCCTCCTTATGATACTGCACCAAAGAACGAATACATTCCCTTGATGATTTCCGCATCCGTCATCTTCCGCTGCTTGAACCCCAACGCGGCGGCAAACTGCTTCTTTGTGAGAGTCAGCTTGCCGTTTCGCATAAAGCAAGTGTAGATATACACCCTGTACACATATTTGTTCCAGCGCTCGGGCGGGAGGTTTCGGTATACGAAGTCGAAAACCTTGCGGAATATCGCATAGACGGCGTCCTTGTCCTCTCCGAATATATCTATCCCCATGCGCTCCAGGAATCCTGCCGTTATGAGCGGCGCGAAATTCAGGTACCAGTTGTTCGAGCGGGTGTGCCAGTCGAAATACTCCTCTTTCGTTAGACCTGCCCGATAGCAGAAATTGCATACTCTTGCGGTATGATCTCGTTCGTGGCGAAAAACCTCGTCCTGTTCACGGAAAATGATATAGTCCGTATCCTTTGCGTGTTCGGGCCAAAACTCCGCGCTCCCCGTCAATATCTTATCCGACATAAATTTTTACCAGTTCCATAAAGTCGATTTCGGCGGGCGTCGTAAAGGTCTTTGGGTTGTACAGATAGCATGCAGCATCTATCCCGTTTCCACCGCCGTGCATGCCTAACAGAACAAACGATAGGCTATTCCGGCCCGTCAATCGTACAGTCTCGCCGTCAAATGTGATGGTAAAGTGCTCCCAATTCTGCGAGGCGTCGGCTTCGCTTTCCATATTGTCAAGTTCAGTTTGCGTGAATTCCCCAAACAAAACGCCAAGCGTGTAAGTATCGTAGCCGCTTAATGACCGAATCTGCAACCACGGAGGGCATTTTATCGCCCAACTGTACAAGAATATAGCGTGTCTGGAACTATATGCGGCGGCGTTTATAGATTCGCGTCCGAAGTTCGATACGGCAAGCTCGATTGCGCTGTCCGGTTCGATGGAGTATCCGTCCGAGGGGGTTAGGTTCGTATAGGCCGTGACATACTGCGTATTTGTCGGAATGTTCGCCGTATATTCAAAGGTGTATATTCCGCTCATGCCTGTTACGGTTACTGTCTGCCCGATTGGCGGCGTTACCGTCACTCGAACGTCAAGCCGCCAGTTCATAGCGGCGTTTTCCGTGTTGACAAACGTGTGTGCAACTCCGTTTGTTACCGTTTCCCAAACGGCTGCGGGGTCTGCGCCGTTGTTACGTGCTTCAATAAGGACATTAGAAGCGGTTGTATCCAGCATTATCTGGACCGTTTCGGCTCTGTTTAGGCCGGTATCTTCGGATATGCTGAACCGTATAGATTGAACATTGCGCGTGAATGTGTATGTGCGTGTTGCAGTCGCTGCGCCGTCTGATACTGTGATTTTTAGCGTGTGTTCGCCGCTCGCAAGGGAATAAAACTGTATCGGTGTCAAGTCTATGCTGTATACATTATTTCGTATCGCGTTCGGTATCGTCTGCAATATCATACTGTTTAGCTGCGTTGTAACCGTCAATGTATCGCCTGCGTTCACATCATTAACCGAAAACGTCTGCGAGAATGGCGCTGTTTTCACGCCCAAATCGGAATCACTCCCACTTATCGTTGGCGGGTTATTGTTCGATACCGTGCGCACGGGGCTCGCCAGCCAACTGCTTTGATTGCCAAACGAATCCACCGCCATAACACGGTATTGAACGGTACTCCATGCACCTATTAAGTGAGTGTAAGATGTGTCCATACCGTTGAATAAACTCGCAAAGCTACCGCCGTTGATAGAATATTCAAGCCAATAGCTTATTGGCGTGTCCCCGTCCGGGTCGGTGCTCTCGCCCCAGCTAATTAGCACGCTTTGCCCCGATATTAGGTTTGTCGGCACGTTTATGCTTGGCGGCGTGGTGGGTGCGGAGTTCCAAACGATGGTGTAATAGCCGTTAGTGTCGGGCGTGTCGCTCACAAGTGTTGTCAGCGGAATATTGATACCGGGCCGAAACATTTGGTTCGCCTGGCTGCCCGTGTATTGGTCGCGTGTGCCGTTTTTTGATATAACGTATGTAGATGCGGTGCCGCGAATCGATCGCAGCATCCATTGGTGCGCGACTGATGTGGAGGTAGGACCGGAGGTGTGCTGATTTGCACTTACGGCTTGCGCGGTAGGATAACACAGCCGTGAGACGTCATTGGCGAATATAGGGTATTGTGCGCCCGTTTCTTGATTGGCGCTGATTGGGACGCCAACTTCAATGATGCTCGGCAAAAACACGCTCGCGATTATGTTTCCCAGCGTGGAACCGGCAACGTATACATTGAGCGTTGTGGGCATTAACGCCGCGCGCAACTGCGGGGAGAAATTCGACGGGAACCCTGCGATATTGTCATACGGGTTTGTTTTGTTGGGAGGCGCGTCAAAGGTGTGTTGATTGACAAACCAAGGGCTTCCGTTTTTATTCAACCACTGGTGTATATTCGATAGCGAATAGATAGCGTTGCCGTCCGTTTGGTAGGCCGATACGGGGTTTGTCGGCTCGGCGGCGTCATACGCCTGCGCCCGTAGCCCTTTCTCCGCCAAGAGAGTGACGGAGTTGTTCGGATATCCGGCGTGGTTTTTAGCCGCTATACTCCACTCGATAGTCGCGCCAAGGAATTTCGTATTTGTGTCTTTAACTTTTGCGCCAATAGGCAGATTACCGATTGATTGTGCCATTTTTTCCTCCTATCCCTGCGCGCTTAATGCGCCAATTATCCATGTTCCGTCATCAATATTTACGTTTGTAAGGCCTATTAGGTCTGCAACAAACGCATTGCCGCCGCTTGAAATGGTTGCTTCAAGCAGTGCTATTCGCGCACTTAGATAACTGTTCATGCCCTCCAAATACGCAATCTGCAGCCGTATGTCGGGATGTGCGGTCGGGTCTGCGTTGTGCACAACCAGGTCGTTGCTGTTTGCCGCGTCTGCGGCGTCATATGCCGCATTGATAGCGTCATCTACTATCTCTTTGATGCTTGTAAACCACGCATTCCAAGAATCGTGTAGCCCTTGTGTAGGAATCCCCGTAACGCCATCCCGCATTACGCCGCACCGCGTTTCATCTAACCGCGTATCGAATACCTTATCCTGCGTAACCGTCATCGTTCCCGCTTCAATGAGTACAGCGCCAACGATAATTTCTTCAAAATACGGGTCATCTTGTATCGGCATCGGTATTTCAGGGCTATTGCTTAGGCCGCCGCTCTTAATAATTGTTTCATAGTCGTTCGTATATTTATCAATGCGCAGGCACACAGCATCAAAGCGGTTCAACGTGCCATCCGCAACATCGAGGACAAACGATTGCAGGTTGGGTTCGCATACAACCGTACCCCAAAACTGTTCTTTCATCATCCACGCAATTCCAGCGTCAACCGTGATTGTCATGCCGCCAGCCGCCGTAATTTTGAAATCAGTATCTGCACTGAATACGCCCCGCGTTCGCGTACAAAGCCAAGCGCCAAGCGCTTTTGCGTCATATTTTGTGAGATCGAGAGGAAAACAAATACCTGCCATTTTCAAACCTCCATTATCTTAAAATCGCTTAGGGTAATTTTTATTGTCTCGCCGCTTTTCTCCTGTATATGCAGAGCGGATGACACGACAGCGGATACGGTAATTCCGAACTCCACAAGTCGAACGGGCATCCTGTCACCTAAAAAGTAATCCACGCCATACCGAATTTCATTTTGCAGAATGTTACATTTTATAGACAGATTTTGCATATGCTCCGCCAGCTTCGCAAATCCGCGGCCATCCAACAGATCATCGTATTCTTGATTCGTATAGGTCTTTGTTTCGTAGTCGATGATCGGGTTCCCATTTTCGTCAACCGTACCCGTGTCGGTTGCTACTTGATATGTGCGCTGCAAATCGCGCGCGTCAACAAAGAGCTCCCTGCGGTTTTCTCCCGTGACGGGTCCGAGCGAAACAACGCGAACATATCTATCCGCGCCATCGCCGCCGCCCGCAACGACAGCTACATTCTTGTAATTGGACGAGCCGGACACGATTTCGGGATTCTCCACATTCCCAATATCCGTCCCGAAGTAACCGATATAGTCATTGCTGCCGTGAATGGATCGGTCAATGCCGCAATACACCTTTGACGTTTCGATTCCCGTTTCGGGGTCGAATAGCACCTTAAAACCTAAGCCGGACGCGCCAGCAACAGTTTCCCACAACCCGAGCACATCGCCCCATGTTCGCTCCATGACCGCGGCGCGCCCGTATCCATCGACGGGGGCTATTTCCACCGGCAAGCCCCTGCGATTGTTCTCATAGGCCGTATACATACCCTGCTCGGCGTCCGTTATGTTTTCTGTGGCCATAACTACGCGATCCGAGAGTAGGATAGATGTGATTTGCGCCCGCGCGGTTATGCGTGGCCCTTCTTTTGTTCTATTCGTTTCTGTTTCGCAAACGCGTGCTGCTGTGTCTCCGGTAGTTTTAAACAGTCGATGTCCATCCGCTAACATAACGAGGTTCTTTCCCGTTGGTCGCGCGACTATTTTCACTTCACCGGCGCTCTGATAATTTTCCAGCCATTGGATGGAATCTATGTGTTCCAGCAAGCCGAGTGGTTCACGGGCAATATCGAATACGTAAATATCAAACACCGGATCGCACCCCCACCGGTATATCGATGCGCGCGTCGAGATTGAAATCATTCTCAGAAGCACTGACCTGAAATGTGTTTATACCCGGCTTTACTTGCATAGTCAGATTACTGTCAAGCGCCAAATACTTAAACCCGTTAGTAATGATTCCTTCCGGCGATATGATCATAACGCCACGCTCGCCGAATATTGTGGAGATGATGATCCTCTCGCCTGCAACCATAACATATGGTTCTATAGCTGATTTCCGAATGGCCAGCCTTTTTCCGGTATCAACGTTATACAGTTGCGGATTCGATGTTTCACCGCGGGCCGTAAACTCCACTCTGAACGGTATCTCGACGTTGTTATCATTCTGCACATAAGCGAATCCGCTGATAAGCTGACTTATATACCATTCGCCGCCCGTATAGAACGGAAACTCAAACAGAGCCTTGAGACCGAAAAGAAGCTGATGACTTTTCTCAACAGATCGAAAATAAGGATAAGCGGCTTTCAGCCTGCACTGGAAAAACTGTACGCCGTTTCCGGGAAGGATGTCCGGTGTTTTCTCCGGTACAACGTCCAAATACCATGCTTTCCCGTTTTGGTATACCGTGAAAATAGCGGGTATTTCTGGAGGAATCGCGGAGATCAGTATTTCGCGATTTTCAATCACGGGATCAAATATGGAACCGGAAATTGGTATAAGCCGCGGCTTCACGCTCTGGCCGGTTATGCTTGATCCGATTTGCCCGCTGCTTTGTGTATCGAAAACAGATATATCCACACTGCTGATCCCATCAATATCGGAAATCCAAAACGGGCTATCCGGCGCAAAATCCAATCTACCGTAGGCGGTTTCATAGCTGAATCTTGTTTGTTCGTTCATGGCGACCTCCTATGGCAGTTGCCAGTGCGAGCGATCCAGCATATCCTGCCCCTCACGGGTCAGTTCTGCGGGAGACAGGGGTACAGGCGAATTGTTTGTCTGATATAGATTCGTGACATAGGTCACTCCGCCCGCGCCGGCCATGGCCGCGACAGGCGCATGTGCGCGCGCGCCGAAAGGATCAATTTCTACAACTGCTCTGAGTTTCGCAGTCAAATTACTCGCAATATCCGGCGTTATGGACAGATGTTCCGCAATCCCCTCTGCAATGTCCTCAGCTTTCCTGTACAGCTTGCCGGACATATCCTGCATTGCTACGTAAGGCCCCATCATAGCCCACTCAAATATGCGCATTAGGACGCGAGAGGGGGAAGAAATCTGCAAGGCGTTTCTCATTGCGCCCGCAATACCGGAGGCGATTGACTTGGCTTTCGCAAGCAGTTCTGGCTTTCGCTTATCCAAAGCGCTGCCTAAGCCGTCCGCCGCGTTATTTCCTATGGTTGTGGAATCTGCCTTAACCTGCTTGGCCGCGGCAGGAATGCCCGCGGAATACCCCTCGGCATTTTTCTGCGCGCCTTTTTTCCCGGCGTCATTACATATCCCTAAAATTTTCTCATATGCTTCGGAAATCAGATGCGCATTGTTTTCTATTCCAAAGGCGGTGCCCTCGTCAACTGCGGCGCCAAGATCAGCACTTACACTAAGGGCCTCCGGCAACGCTCTTTCCTTGGCCGTTTTGACGGCTTCTATCAAGGCCGTATCAATTGCCGGATTTCCGGTAATTCCTGCGGCTATTTCATTCATCATATCAGACCCGAGGTTTGCGTTTGCCGGATCAGAAAACATCGCGAATAAACCATCAATTGCTGTTTCACTGTCGGCAAGTGCTTCGTTAAACTTCGCTAACTCTGTGGGAGTGGCATTTGCCAGCATCGCAAGCATCCCGCGCGCGTCCGCAGAATATATACCCATATCTTTCAGCTTATTGATGAAGTTCTCGGGAACTTTGCCTTCAAGCTCTTGTATTCTGCTTCCAAATTCTACAGTCCTTTTCGCGCCGTCATTTATATTTTCGATTACACCCTTCATGTTGTACTTTACGTCTTTCCCAAGTTTAGAAAACGCGTTAGTTGCGGCGGCATAATATTCATCGACTGTTTTCTGGTTGCGCTTTACGGCATTCTCAAACTCGTCCATCGTCATATTGACGATGGACGCCGCGATAAGCATTTCCTCGGCGTATTTCTTTTCTGCCGCGGCTTTCGCCTCTGCAAGTAAGGTCTGTTTTTCGGCAGCTGCTTCGTATTTGGCTGATGTTTTTTCGACTTCATCCCCTAATTCTTTTTGCGCAATCGTTTCGTCAATGACATAGCCGGTTAGGAAGTCCATTTGATTTCCGAGATCGGCATACGCATCATCCAGCTCTTTTGTGCTTTTTTTTATTTCGTTCTGAACTTTTAGCAATTTATTTTCTGCGTGCGCCAATAGCGCCCAGCCAGTCTGGGAATTTTGCTCATTTGCCGCCCGCGCTTCCGCGAGTTTTTCTTCTGCCGCCGCAATTCTTTTAGCAGAATTTTCCGCTTCCTCTGCGCGTTGTATATCGAGCTGAATTTGCTCCCTCGCGAGCTCGATCATTCTTTCTCTTGCGGCTTCCGCACGGGCTTCCCTTTTTATGGCAGCAATCCTGTCATCCACAGCGCTAATGTTTCCGGTAAGCGTATCCGTTAACGCGTTGTATGCGATACCGGAATTCTCAACAAGCTTATTGAGCCCTTTTACAGCTTCCGAAAGTGCAATTTTTTGCTTCTCATCTCTATTTTCAATGGTGATCAACGCTCTGATTTTATCTACAAACACCTGTGCCGCGCCTGCGTTAGCTTCTATGCTTTTAACATTAGAATCGTAAGCCGCCTTGCTTGCTTCGATTGAGGAAATTAACTCATCATGCGCTTTCGCAAGTTTTTCTGTTTCTTCCGCTAATTTCTTTTCTTCTTCCGTTTGCTCATTAAGTTTAATTACGAGTAATGCGATTACCGCGATTAAAGCCACTACGGCAACTAAAATAATACCAATCGGATTCGCTACCATCGCGGCATTCCACGCCCACTGTGCGGCCGTCGCGAAGCTAATCTGGCCTGTTAAAACGCCCACGATGACTTGCTTTGCAGTTAGAGCCCCCGTATTGGTCAGAACTGTGGCTGTTTCTGCGGCGGTGGCCGCTACACCTTCTTTTGTAATCAGATTGCCAGCCTTATCAACCGTCATTCCGGCAGCTTTTGCTTGAGTCCTTATGATCTCGGCTGTCGTTTCATTTCGCATAGCCACGGCCATTAAGGTTTTTATTTTTGCGGCATCCCCATCTGCCGCGGCAACCATCCGCATAATACTGCCGTACGAAGCGGCGACAGTTGAAGCGGCTTTAAAACCCGTTGAAATCGTGCTAAGTATAGAGCCTATTTTCCACGCGCCTACAACAACACCCACAGCTGCTAAGGATGGGACAAGCCAATCCGCATTTTTAGCGACAACCCCAAACCCATCAGCGACAATTTTTAACGCATCATTAATTCCATCCCGCATTTTATTTATCGCATTTTCAATGCTTTGGAACTTTGTAGTAGATAGCCCTGCGTCAATCGAGGTAATGATACTCGCCGTACCACGCACGATGGCCGTGTTCATATTCGCCCATGCTGTCCCGATACCTCCTGTGGAAGTTTTTGCAAGTTCTGCAAATCCACCGACGGCGTTATTTAGTTCAATGATTTTTGAATTGAACTGGTCAATGGTGATCTTTCCAGATTGCAGCGCCGCATATAGATCGTTTTGGGCGGAGTCACCGGCATATCCAAACGCCTCCGCGACCTTTTGCAAGGAATAGCCCATCGTCTCCTGCAACGTTCTCCACCTTTGGATCGTGACTGTCCCGCTGCTGAGCATTGAAATATATTGCTCTAACCCACGCTCTGCGTCCCCTGCGCTTGCTCCACTGGCCAAAAACGCATTATTCAAAGCGAGAGTTGTATCAGTTGATTTCTCGAGATTGCCTGTCAGTACCGTTAACCGCTGCGCAGTGCTTATAACGGCGTCCAGTGTTGTGGGGAGACCCTGTATGCCATCGGAAAGTTTATTCGTTGCAGATTGCGCTTGATTAGCGGAGAAGCCCATTTGCTCAAGCACTTTAGGAAACTTATTCAGCGCGTCATACCGCTGCACAGCAGAGCCGATTGAAGCTGCAACGGCTTGAAATCCCTTCTCGAGTATCTTAAATACGCCAAGGCCCTTAACGATACCACCGAGGCCGTCCGCGCCTTTCTGGAAGCCGGAGGCGTCCATAGAGGTATCAAATTTTAGAGTGCCGTCATACGCCATCTGTGGCCCCCTTCCCGATTACTTTTTATTCTTCAATGCCCGTTGCGCAGCCGCAAATCTGTCCGCCACGCGATCCAATGTCCGCTTGTTGACCTCCTCAATGCTGCCAAGCTTCTTACTCGCCTGCTTGAGAGCGAACAGTCTGCGCATGGCCTGCACATGCTTTCGCTCCTCTTTGTGCAGCTTTGATAAATCCGCTGTGCGCCAATACATTACACGCTTGATAAGCGTTTTTTCGGGCAGACCCTCTAACAAGGCCATGAATTCCCACCAGTGCAGATAGTCTATCGTCGACAGGCTAATCCCATAAGTAGCATAAAACGCAGCAAATATTTTCTCCGCGTCCTGGTCAAAATCAAATGATTTTGATGCGCTATTCCCGTTTTTGGAATCTTCCTCCGCGTCATCTTTCCCGCGCGTGAAGAACCATATCAAGCCCTTAACCGCCTTTTCGGCGTCCGCCGGAATTTCGGGGTACAGCAGATTCAGCGAGGCGATCATTTTCTGCGTGTCTGTTAAATCATCATCGCGCATCACCTGCTCGACTTGAATCATATTGCGAAAATCAGCAGAAAGCGCGGCCCCATCATATTCCTCCGGCAGACCGTTCAAGAGGAGGATGTTCATGGCTTTTTGCGCCGCGTTGCGCGATTCGGTGTATATTTCTGCACCTTGGCCCCGTATTCACGCCCCTGCGTCTCCATGGCCGCGCCCAGCGCATCATTAATGTCGGCGACACGGTTAAGGCTGGGATTTCTGCCGAGCAGCCTATTCGCAATGCCGTCGCCGAAAACCTCATCAATGAAATCCCCGAACAGACGCAGCTCATCATTGAGCATCGCGTAATACTGATTGATGAATTCGGGATCATCCTCGGGAACCGTGGGGAGAGTTATAGAATCGGCAGCCGCTTCCATCACCTCACCGGCGGTCTTATACCGCATAACGTCTGCCGGTGATGTGATGTCGAAGTCCAATTCAAGATCAAAAACTTTCAGCATAGTGGCCTCCAATAACAAGGGCGGGGTAACCCCGCCCTGCGATTGCTTCATGAATTTTTACGGCGTTTTCGGCGCGTAGGTGTACTCATCCGGCTTGACCGTGGAGGTAAGCGTCGCGGTCAGACCGGCGTTGGAACCGGCGGCGCCGCCCAGGTCGTCACCCACGACGATGGAGCCGTTGCCCTTTTCCCCTTTGCCGGTGAGCAGGTTGAAATAGGCGTACGGCTTAACAACCGCCTGCCCGGTGCCGTATTTGAGTTTGTGGCTGAGCAGAGCGTCTTGGAAACCGTCACCCACATACCGATCACCACTGATCGTGAACTCGCGCGAAGTGCCCGTTTTGGTCGTCACCTCGCCCGTGCGCAGGTATTGACTGGTCTGTGTCTGCGCGTTCAGCGTACCGGATGCCTCTGTGATGCCGATCTGCGCGACAAGGTAGTCATTTACATTTGTTGCCTCCCCGGTGAAATCAATGGCTAACACCATATCATCAGCAGTGGCAAACCCTTCAAACGCCGGATTCGGTGTTTTGCCGGTCATTAATTCGGCTACTGTCATGTTATCTGTCCCCTTTTCTGTAGTATTCGATTTCGCATTGTATTTGGTATTTTCCTGCGTCAGCGTCCGGCTGGAATAGATAGCCCGGGCCGATCGTGCGCATGCTGCGTGCAGTCAGCCCATTAGGGAGAGCTGGGAACGCCCGCTTTTTAGACTGTTCGCGAACCCATTCCGCAAACGCATCATAGAAGCCGGAATTCTCGATATTCTGCCTAACATCGGGGCCGTAATCGTTTACGCTGCTTAGCACAAATGGAAGGCGGCAATGCGCCCCGCCGTCCACGTATCTGCGCAGCACTTCATCTGTCGGGAATAGGCCTATCGCGTATTCTATGCCCGCCTGCTTGGTTCCCTCTGGCAAATAATCAATGTTCAAACGATTGCCGGAAATCAGCGGGCAGACTCCAAAGAACTCAAAGAGAGCGCCGAGCATAGTTTCGGTCATTGCCCACCTCCCGCGATTCTCATAGCGCCACGCAGTATACGATCTTTTTCCGCAGCTTTCCCACGCTCAAACCAAAACGCGCCGCGATTCGCATCATATATCCTTGTTTGCGCTGTACGGTAATACTGCCGCGCTGCGTATGGAGCGACATACTGGATCTCGCCACTGCCGATCACAGTTCCAAGGATACCGGATTTTTGCAGCATACCGGTTTTGAATGGGACACGAGCGGAGCAGAATCGCAGCACTTCGCTATCAACATACATTTGTGCTCTGCTTAACCTGTCTGTATAGACCTGGCCAAACTCGGGATTAAAATCAAGTTTAGCCGTTATCTCTCCACCTGCCGCCGCTGGTACGTGGTATACCGCCCCCCGGGGGGTGTTAATTACGTGAAAACGTATCACAACGCTTGACATGTTACTTTCCCTCGATTCTCAGATGCGGCAGCAAGCGGTGTATATTCGCGGTGTTGACGGTCGTCACCTTGAAGCAGTCCGTATATTTCCGCGTAATATCCGTGATCCCGTTCACAACCGATACGCCTTCGCCCAGCACAACGTAATCGCCGTTTTGAGCCGTCCAATAGCCCGTCGGATCCGCCAGTTCCCTATACTTGTCCTGCGGCAAGAAGCCGCCCGCGACTATGTCCAGAGCGCCATAAAGCGTCGGCGTTGTGGCGGGGGTCCAGTCCGCTTGACTGGTGTGGTATTGCAGAACCTTGTACAGTTGCGGCTTGCCGTACTGGTTTACCCCATACTTGACGACATCGCCAACGCTGTACTCCACTCCAGCCTGCCACAACGGATATGTATCCGCAATGGAGACCGAATCAAGCGGTATACGGACGCTGTAGCCGTCGTTTGAGGTCAGACCCTCACCAATAGTCACCCGCTGATGACCTGTCCAGCTACAGCCGTTTATGACTATCTTGGGCCATGTGGTTTCCCGTGTCGCAGGATCATAACGTTGGTTATAGATCGTAATTGTTTTATCAAACCCAATCATCACAACCACCTGCACATGAGATTCACGGGCGAGGTCAGATAGCGCGCGCATATCACATGAATATCACTCCCAACGCTTTCGGCACTGCTGCCGCTCTCAGCGGTAACGATATACCCGTCGTTATGGACCGATTTGATGTTCCCCGGCAACTCCGCCGCGCTTTCCGCATAGCCCGCAAGCAGGTCCACAAGATCGCATTCACATAACTTAAGAGCGTTTTTCATTGACGCGGGCGCGGTTTTCGCCGCGCCGCGTGTCTGACTTAGAATAGCGTTGTATGCCTTGCTGATGAATGCCTTGTAGCGGTCTTCGGGCAGCCTGCCGCCGTTAGCCTTGTAAAATGGGTAGTTTGCAAACATGGCCGCCCTCCTTCTTTACGGTTCTTCCGGCTCAAGCGGGTCGGTGTAGGTGACTTTGACCAACGCCACCTTGTTGTCGTCCAGCATGAACGTGCCGCCCTTGGCCGCTGCTTGCAAGGCATTGCCGTCAAAGTCTTCGCTCGGAATCGTGCGCGTTGTGACGATGCCCACGAACGGGATTATGATGCCGTCTGCGCCGAAATACGCAACTTCCCCCGTAGCAAAGTATTTGTTGGGCGTGGATTCAATCGCGAAATTCTTGAACTTGTAGATTCCGTTGCTGTCGATGTCGACGCCGCTGCCCTTTTCGCGGACGGCGAGACCGTGGTTCACAAGGGCGTTGTACAACTCCGGCGTGACATATGCCACCAGCGAAGCGTCCACTTCAGAATTGGTGAAGTGCGCAGCCGCAGAATCAAACAATGCCGTAAGCGCATCCTCGGCCATGCCGACAAGCGCCAGAACTTTGCCTGCGTTCGCGGAAATGAACGCGCCGATGCGATTGTTCATTTTGCGTGTCTGCGCCTCGCTGTGGAGCCGGAGACGATCCGCCACGGCGGCATCGAGCCTATTGTTGACCGTGTAGCGGTCAATGCCCTCATGGATGGCAAGGGTGTAGTCATAGGGAACATCAACATCCCCGTAGATTATTTCTGTTCTGTTGCCGAAGCGCGAGCTGCTGCCGGTGCCAGTGCCGAAGCCGACATTTGCGCCCGTGTTGTAATCACCGACGACGACGGGTGTATTGCACGTTTTAACGGAAAACGCCGTCTTGTTTTGTTCGACGCCGTCAAGCGTTTGCAAGGGGGAAAGCAGTCTTTGAAACGCATTCTTTACCGCAAAAACAGCTTTGAGAATACGCATATACTGCTTCGTATACTGCCGAACAGGCAGATTCTGATTTTCTGTTGCCATGTGCATTTCTCCTTATTTCTTTTTTTCGTACATTGCGCAGGCAGCGTCGAAGGGATCAATCTCCCCGGGCTTTTCCTGCGAGTGCTGCCCGCCTGTACTGACTTGCACACCGGGCTTGGTTTCTTCAAACAGATACGCATCGCTTTCTTGCAGAGCCTTAAGGGCCGCCGCAATGTCCTCTTTTAGGTTTTGGCTTCCGCGTAACTTCTCGGCGTCAAGCAGTGACTTGATTGCCTTCGCATTCCGCCCCCGCGCCCCCGCGATACGCTCATTCAAGAGCGAATCAAAGTCGCGCGCGGCAAGCTGTTGCGCAAAGTCGGCTTCCTTCGTCTGCAAATCCGCTTGCAATTTGGCGATTTCGCCGGTCATCTTTTCAGGCTCAACGCCGTCAAATTTTTTCAGCGCGTCCTGCACATCGGAAAGTTGCTTTTGCAGAGCTGTCTGCGAGGTCTTATGCCCTTCCACGGTTTTCCCGTGTTCGGCCATAATGGTGTCAATGGTGTCCTTGTCCAGCTTCAAGCCTTCCAAAAAGTCACGTTTCATATCTGTCTCCTATTCGGCTACGCCTTGATGTCGGGGGCGGCTCCCCGTGCCGGCCGCGCCGTTTTACGCCGTGCGCTGGGCGAATTTTATGTATCAAAAAAGCACCCGTCGGGTGCTTGGTTGAACTTAATTAAGCGTTCTGTTTCCCAGCCCGCTCCCTAAAATAATCCCGTGTTAACCCCGTTTGTGAAACAAAATCGCGCTGCCGCGCTTGCCACTCTCGCACCTTGGCCTGCGCGTATGATGAATCAACCCCTGCCGCTTCCATAGCGGACGCTTCCCGCTTCCATCGCCGTATGCCGCGCTCGATGTAGCGTTGCTGCTGCGTAGCGTCATACAGGCTCATTTCTTTGCCGTCAAACTCAACCGTCTTGTCATTGTAGCCCCGCAGCGTCTCTGCGTCATATGCGCGCTCTGAGAGACCCTCAAAGAACGGGAAGAACGAATGCCGACAATTCCACCCGCAAAGGCCCCAACCGTATCCGTAGCCTGTATACTCGTAAAAGCTTGGGTATTTCGGGTGTGTACCCGAGATGCTGAATACCTGCCCCTGCCATTCGGCGTGATCAGGGCGCGCTCCGTGATGCGCTGTGGTCTCCACCAGATCAGCACCGAGCTGCTCCGCGTTTGCCAATTGAATTTCCGCGCAGGTCTGATTGACGCCTGTCAGCGTAGCTCGCCGAAACGCGACATCCAGCCAATCAGTATGCCCGCTGCCGTAACCTATGGAAGCAAGCCCATTTTGCGTCAGCGTTTTAATACCCGCCTTGATCGCCTCTTGGTATGAGAACGCGCCGCTTGCAATCTTAGAGTATGCAAGATCAAGCGCGTCTTGAAACTGCCGTGTTGCCGTTATGGCGGTCGTATTGGTCAGATTGCGGTATGCTCCTTTCGTTTTCTCCAGCCCCGCGCGGATCAATTGTTGTAAATACGCATTCTCGCTCAGCGGGACGGGCGAATAACCGGCGGCCTTATATATCTTCTCATCCAGGGCCAGAGAACGCATTGCGGCTTCATCAAATAGATTGATTAATTCTTGCTGAGATCGGTTCAAAGCCGCTGAGAGTGTTTCCAATATGCGACTCTCCACCGTTCCCAGCAACTCCAGCCGCAGGGCCTGCCATTGCGTCGTATCGGTAACGCCGCCCATGCTTGCGATGCGGCGCGCCATATCCGCGATGATGGCCCGCTCTGTTTCACCGATCAACGCAACGATTGCCTCCGGCAGATCGGAAAGCTGCTGATACGTCAACATAATTACTCACCATAACTTCGCGTCCCGAACACATCCGCACTGGAGGCTAACGCCGCTTTTGCTACGGTCTCCTCTTCGCCATACCAGCGAATGCGATATTCCCAAGGGGCCATTATGCCCTGCATGACATCTTTGCGATCTGTTTCTCTCTTTTCCTCGTCACTCACAATGTAGCCGTCGGAAAATTCTATCGTGATAGTTGCATCTGGATTAACGCCCTCACCCAAGATATTCTTGGCTATCCACAGCATGACGCGGGTTAATTCGGTGAGAGCGCGCTCGATTTCAATGCCATGCTTCGCCGCGCTCTGCTTCAACTCTTGCTTTTCTCCGACATATTGGGTTGCTGTAATTACCCTTCCGCCGGATACGCGAGTATCAAATACATAATGCCCCGACCCCATGCCACACTTGAAACCGAGATAATTTACTTGCGCCTGTACCCCGTCCATGTTTTCCTTAACGCGCAGGGAGGGATTGAATTCAGACACCACCTTGTTCGCGTCGACAAACTCATCCCCGACAGCTACAAACAACTGCTGCATTACATCGTCAGGCGCCCGCTCGATCGGCTTCCCCTTGCTGTCTACACCAATCGTCTTGACCAAAGTGCCGTTGTAAAACACTTTCTTGCCGCCGAGCAAAAAGTCGCGCATGAAGTTGTTATATGCGAGGTCTACACCCTTCAACTGGTCAATCGCCTCCGAGAATATAGCGCAGCCCATTCCGTAGTTGCCGGAATGCGGATTGACTATATTCGGAGACACCAGCACAAACCACGGATATGGGCTTCCCGTGTACACTTGCGCTGCAATACCATCCGGCAGTGGTGTCTCTGTATAACTTCCGTCCTTGATTGCGTAGTAACGGTTTTCGATGACATACTGCCCGTTTCGCATAGTGTGTGCTTCCACCAGCGCATATTCTTTGCCTTTCAATAGGGACTTCGAAACAAATGCCGCCTCGGTTATAACCCCATCGCTAACCGAGATCGGATAAATGCACGGCGCGGACAAATACGATATTCGCATGCCCGATTCGGGCGCGGCAGCCGCAAACCGCCCATCGGGCGATACTGATAACCTATCAACGGAGAGAACAAACGCCCCCGTGCCACTCGAAAACGCTTTTTCTATCAGCTCATTGGCTTTTTTCCAAAAACGCAGTTTCTTGAACACGCCGCCTATTGCGTTGGTAGAATCGCCAAGCAAATAGACCGAACCGGCTGCGTCGTCAATAGTGATCACGGTCTTGTCGTTAAGGAGATAGGAGGCCCAATCCTCCGGCACCTTTTTGCCCATGCGCAGGGAATATATCTGCCGGGTCCTCGTTTTCCCGTCATAACCCGTTTCATTTTGCCGGTGAAAATCCTCGTTAAACCCTCTCCACCATGAGACCCACGTATCAATCAATGCGCGATAAGAGGCGTCCGCCTTAATACCCAAATCGTTCTTTAGCAGTGTTGTTAAGTCCAATGCCTACTCTCCTTTCTTCGCGAATTCCGGCAGTAGCTTACCGAGAAACGGCTCCCATGAGTATTCAAACCCGTCCAAAATGTCTATGTCCGTCGAGAAATTATCAAGCCGCGTATCCGGCTTCTTGAGGTCCCATATCGCGCTCTCAAGACCACCCTTGACAAGATCACAGCCCTCCGCGACATATAGCCGCCCAATATTCAGCAACGTACCCGTGGCAAAAATGCGATTCTTGATCTTCAGTTTTTTGCTATCATGGATAGCGCCGCCAAGCCCAATCTGCCACGCCGCTTTGCGCAGACTGTTGATCAGATACTGCGCCTCGCTGTCAGCCCAAACGTATTTTATGTGCAGCCACGGAAATGCCGTTCTGATTCGCTGCACGAACCCGATAAACTCATAACAAAGCCTGTCGGCATCGATCTCACCCTTGCGCCCTTTTATGTGCCCGTCCAATATAGTGGTCAGCCTTTGAAAGCCTGCGTGAACCGCCGTTGCTACAAACGTGGTCAGCGATCGGGAGCCGCCAAAGTCGATCCCGATGGAGACAAACTCCACATCGCGCAGATGCTCGGCCAGCTTGCCCGCGGGCACCGTGTATCTCTCGGGACTATCCGCAAACTGCTGATAAATCAGCCCCTCCGCAACACGACGCTCCCCCAAAATGTCGCGGGCATACCAAACGGTACCCGGCACGTACTGGCTCTCAATTTGCGCCCGCCGTTCAAGCGGGATTGATAGATTATCCGCCATCGTGAAATGCTCGTATAAATAGCCGCCTAAAAACCCCTCTTTGTATCGGTCGATATAGTTCGTGTATATCGGGTGCGATGGATGGCAGGGGTTCAAGTCCCACAGGGTAAAAGGCCATGCCGCCGCCGCCTGCCTACCGTTTGCCACTTTGACAAAACTCGTCCGGCTGTCGTCACAATCGTAGTGCTCATTAATCTCCGTGGCAATCCACAACCCGTAGCTATTCCCGAGTATTTTTTTATATCTATCAGCCTTGCCGCCGCCGACGAATATCAGTATTTTTTCGACACTCCTGTTTTTCGGATTCGGGTATATGAACAGTGCTTCGTTGTCCTTGTATTTGCCCCACCGGCACCGGCCCCGAAATATATGCTCCAGCCCGAAGCCGTTGCAATCGCCAATATTCAGCTTGGCATTTCCAACGTCAGAGCCGCTTGCCAAGTGGATGCGGTCGGGGCAACGCTCTAAGTAATTCGCGGCAATAATGCAATGGTCAATCGTCTTGCCGCTACGTATCGCTCCTTCGGCAACGCACATGCGGTTATTGAGCGCGTCCGCAATGTATCTCTTGTGCTTGTGACTGAACGGCTGCCACGGGATCGTAGATGATTTAGTTATCACATTTCAACAACTCCGCCAACGGGGCCAAATCCTCAACATCAGCGGCTCCTATCGCCAACTGATCAGTAAATAGCCGATATCGCTTGCCCAAAAGCTCTGCAGCTCTCAACTTTTCTTTTTCATCCGGCGGCTTCTCCAATACCACCGCGCCGTCAGTACTGCTCAGCGCCACATGCGCTTTTGCCTCGCCGCGCATTACTGAGGTGAGATACTCCAGCACCTCTTGTGCTTTAGCCACTCGCTGCTCTCCCATCTCTTCCAGTTTGGTTTCGATATATGCTTTGAGGGACGACTTTTGCCGGAGATTATGAGCTGCCGAAGACGCTACCGATTTGCTCTTTACGTTCGGGTAGGCTTCCATGTAGGCCCGCGTGGCATCGCCGTGCTGCAAGAACAAGTCCGCGAACCGCATTTGCAGCTCCGTGGGCGGGGTCATGCTATTCCTAAAATCAGCCATAATGCCGCCCTCCTTCCGTGCGGATATAAAAAAGCGCACCCGATAGATGCGCATTTGGCATAAAGCAACGCCGCCCGTTGGCAGGCGGCGCACTTCCGAAAACCACAGGAGCCAACCAATGATTTTGTCAAGCTCGTGTGCCGTTTATTGGACACACGAATAACTCTAACACAATCTTAGGGGGTGGTGGTAAAAATGTCAACATCGGTGTTTCCGTTTGACAAGCATTAAACAATCGTTTTGCGCATATCTATTTTCGACTTTTTCAAAATTGCCAATAAATAGGATTTTCGGCTATTGACAAAGCAATTTTTATCCTGTTGCGCACCGTTTTTTCGCATACTTCAAGATGCTTTGCTATTGCATCCAAAGTTAAACCATCATTAAATCTGAGGGTTAGAATCTCCCTGCTTTTGGGGTAAGGGATACGGCTGATTACGGCGCGGCAGGCATCGCATATCGGGTCAATCTCGGCAAGTCGTCTATTCAACTCCGAAATAAAATCTACTGTCGATGAAACCTTATCTTGCAATCCAACACCAATGCCGACGTGTATTGCCAGTCTGCTGGACTGCACCGATGGAGCGCAACCCCCGTCAAGTGTTTCCTGCAACTTATCCAAACGGTTTTGCAAGTCCCATCGCAGCTTTTTTCTATTCCACAACACCTCGAATTTCTCTAAGACTGTCAAGCTGCCACCCCCTTTGCTTTTTGTATTCTCACTTTCAGCGCGTTCAGTAAGGCGTCCTGCATCGCCACTTTGCCGTCCAAAGCCGCCGCCACATCCTCGTCCATGCCGCCGCGCACAAGCAGCCTATGCACAACCACGGGTGCGCCCTGTCCTTGCCTGTGAAGGCGGGCATTGCCTTGTAAATACTGTTCTGCACTGTGCGTCAACCCAAACCATACGATGTGGTGGCCGCCCTGTTGCAGGTTGATACCATAGGCGCAGCTTGCCGGATGCGCCAGCAACACATCCAGTTGCCCGGCATTCCACGCATCAGCGTCCGCGGGGGTCTGATATACCCGCACCCGGTAGCCTGCCAGCGCGGCAAGCAGGCGGTCACGGTCGTGCTGAAAAGCATAGAACACCAACACGCTTTTCCCGTGGAGCTGTTCCACCACTTCCATGAACGCGTCTATTTTTGCGCGGTGAATCTCATGCACTGCCTTGTCGTCATCGTAAACCGCGCCATTGCAAAGCTGCAACAGCTTGCCCACAAGCACTGCCGCGCCGCGCGCCACCACCTCGCCGGCAGGCACGGCCAGTAAATGCTCGCGCTCTAAACCTTTGTAAACCGCCACCGCTTTGCTGTCCAACACCACAGGCACGTCATCCACCACCAAATCCGGCATTTGCAAATAATCCTCCGCCCGCAGGGACACGCAAATATCCGATATGGCATTTTGGATTTGTTCCGTCGCGCCCTGCCGCGCCTTGTATGAAAACCCATCCCATCCCCGTGTAAAATAAATCTCTCGGTAGGTCGTAAGGGTACGCCCAAGCCGCTTTCCGCCATCCAGCAAATATATCTGCGCCCATAAATCCATAAGGCTTTGCGCGGACGGCGTCCCGGTCAACAGCACCATGCGGGTGATGCGACTGCGCACCAATTTGAGAGCCTTAAACCGCTTGCTTTGGCTATTTTTGAAACTGCTGGATTCATCCAGCACCACCATATCAAAATCCCATGAGTGCCCTAAGTGTTCCACCAGCCATTCGGTGTTGTCGCGGGAAATTACATAGACGTCGGCAGGGGTGGCCAATGCCCGGATGCGGGCCTGTCGGCTGCCGCCCACCACCTGCACCCGCAGGCCACGCAGGTGCTCCCACTTTTGTGCTTCAACACTCCATGTTGCCTCGGACACTTTCTTGGGGGCAATAACCAACGCCTTTTGAATTGCCCAGCGATTATACCGCAGCTCCAAAATGGCGGACAGGGTTATGACGCTCTTGCCCATGCCCATCTCAACGAAGAGACCGACAGCCGCATCGCTCACAATGCGGTCAATGCAATATTGCTGATAGGGGTACGGATTAAACAGCATCTTTGAACACCTCCGCCACAAAAGTCTTTGCATCGTCCCAGCCGCGAATGACGCGCACATTACACCCCATGCGCTCCAACTCACCAAGCACCCACTTTTGGATGCCCGAAAGAGTGCCGACGATTTGCTTCAATTCCACAAACCAAATCTTGCCGCCGGGGACAATCAAAATCCTGTCCGGCACACCGGGCATACCCGGGGACATGAATTTATAAAACTGCCCGCCGCGCTTTTTGACCATCTCGCCCATGCGCCGCTCCACTTCCTTTTCCAGCATTTTAGTCCACCTGTTCGGGCAACGCCCACCACCATGTATCCGCACACACATCACGCCGCGTAACAACACCCAACTTTCGCCGCGCCACCCTCAACTCAGCATTTGTAAATCCTTCATCCCAAGCCGCGATGCGAGTGTGGTCAAATCTTGCCTCACCGCCGGACATTTGCGGATATTCTTTGAGCCATTTTGTGCAATCCATTTTGCTTTCCCTCCATTTTTGGCGTATATATTGTTTACGTGTGCGCAGGTGTGTGTGTGTGTAACTTATGCAATTTGACAATTTAGACCGGATAGACAGGACAGCGTACTGTCTAACCTGTCAACTTTCTGCTTTTTCTCTGATTTCTGTTTTCTCGGTTACAAGGTTACAAAGCCTCAAAAACAGTAGATAAATAAAGCATTTTTTAGGTGTAACCGTCCCCGTAACCCATGCGTAACCGTCTTACCTTCGGTTACATCCTTTATTTAACATCCGTAACTTTCCAGTCTTCGGTTACGTATCGGTTACGCCCTGAGTTACGTGCCTCTTGAACCCTTTTTGGATGCCGTAGTCTTTCCCAAATCGCATACTTCCAGCCCTTTCCCACCCTTCGGTGACGGCGATTATGGCGGCGATTTCGCGGGATTCCTGCGTCTTCAAATCCTGCAAACGTCCGTTGAAAACCTCAGTCCATACCTCTGCTACGCATACCATATCGCGTTCCGCAAGCTTAATATCGCCTGTTGCTCCGCCGCCCCAAAACACTTTGCGGCGGTCGATAGACCAATCCCGCCAATCCTTTGGCACCTGTTGGGCTAAAAATTCACGCACAATACCTTCTTTTGCGCCGCGGTCGCGGTGGTCTTCCTGCTCTTCCACCGCGCTGTCCAGCAGTTCCCCGGACAAAAACAACGCCTCGTCCGCCCGGTATCGCACGACTGCCTCCGCCCACAGCTGCGGGATTTCGGCGTCAAGGTCTTCCCATATGCTTTTACTCGGTGCCCGCTTGCCGCAATCCACGGGCCAAAAGCGGCGGTTGCCCGTTCGGTCTTGCAAATAATCGAATGTATTTGCGGTACCAAACAGGACGCAGGTGCGCGGCATATCCTGCACCGTGCGCCCGTAGGCGGCGCGGAAACGGTCAATGCGGAGGCTTAAAAACTGCTTCACACGGGACACCTCCGTGGTGCGGAAAGCGTCCAATTCTGCCACCTCGACAAGCCAAATACCTTGCAAAAGCTCGAATGCTTCTTTGCCCTCAAAGGTGCGTATGCTGTCGTTGAAAAAGCCGCGTGACATTTTATCCAGTAAGGTGGATTTGCCTATGCCCTGCTGCGCAGATGCGAGAATTACCATGCAATCAAACTTACACCCCGGCGTGTATGCGCGGGCCACCGCCGCCACGAATGCCTTTCGGGTCACGGCACGGATATAAGGGGTATCCAACGCGCCCAAATAATCCATAAACAGCGTGTCCAGCCGCGGCACACCGTCCCACACCTGCGCGTCCAAAAAGTCTGTCACGGGGTTGTAGCTGTGTTTGGCGGCGTGGAGAGACAGGGCCGCATCAATCTTGCCCGTGCCTGTGATTTTGTGCCGATGCTCGAAGTACCAATACAGCCCGTGCAGGTCTGTATCATCCCACGCACCGGATGCGCCGCGCCGCACCCACGGCACCGCGCCCAGCAGCTCCCCGCGCCCCGAAAAACGGTTTAAGGAAAACCGCCCTTTCAATAACGGGTCATTTTCAAGAATGATAAGACAGTTATTGATGGTCGCTTTCGGGACGTTGGTTTGCGAATTGATTTCCAATTGCCCCATCCAGTCGAGGGTGTCCGTCTGTCCACTTTCCGGCTGTTGGGAAATGCCCTCAAAGTCCTTTGATGTTTTTTCGTGCCGCTCCCGCGCCAGCTCCGCGACCACGGGCGGCAGGGTCTGGGCAAACTCCATCATGGCGAGATAGGACGGCAGGCGGTTGTGCGCCATATTGGGGTCGGCGGTCTCGTCTTTGTCCCCGAACATATGCAGGCGGATAAGGTCAAAGGCATTGACCAGCTTGCCCCCGCATGGGTCGGTAGCATGGTGGGAGTACAGCCATTTGCCATCATCGTAGACAACCGCGCCCCCCGTGGTGCTGCCACCCAAAAAGGTGTAGCGGTCGGGCAGATTGTCCATCGGGTCATAGATACCCGGCAGAAATTCATCCATTGCCGTGCAGACGCCATAAGAGCGGCAGAATGCGCCCACAACGCCCGTTTTGGCTGTGGGGTCTCCCTGCTTCACCGCAAGCCGTGTGTGCGCTATTTCGCCGCCGTGGCGCGCCCAAGAGGCTACATTGTGCCAGTCCTCATATAGGGCAAGCAGGCCGTCCACAGACAGCAGGGGCTTGTCCTGCCACGTGTAAATGTACTCACCGTCCGCGCAGACGCTGGGCCAGTACATGAGGCGTGACACATCAAAGGTGGTCGGGTCTGCAAGCTGCATCCCTATATACTCCGCCATCTTACGCGCCAGCGGTTCGTACTCATCCGCCGTCGCCGTGCGGTCGAGGGGTAGCAGGATGCGCAGGCGCGGCGCGGACGGGGCGTGTTTGCGGGTGGAGTAAATACAATACCCGCACCCTAAGGCCTCCACGCGGCGCAGGATGTCCGCCGTGCTCCCGGGCGGTATAGCGTCAAGGTCAAGCGTAACAACGTCCCTGCCCGCCACGGCGGACGCCTTGCGGCGCGTTCCTGTGAGGCTGCCCGCTACAAAGCCGCCCACGTCTTTTAGGTTATCCTGATCCACCTTCTTCATGGCGAGATAAGCCGACACCGTTTCCGTACTGCGGGCGGGTATGCGCAGGCGTTCGTAAAACTCTGAAAGCAACAGGGTTTGCGGCTTCCAGTTGACGCTTTTTCTATTCTCTCCTACGGAGATTGTAATTTTACGGTCGTTTATCATCACGTACTTCCCGCAATAATTCATTTGCGCGCTTTATTCCACACCACGCTATACGGTCGTTTCCGAGGTCTACATTGACCATCCCGTCATTCGTCCTATACCCATTTACAATATTTCCTCTTTCCCAATTGCAGTTAAGGTATATTTCAACGGGATGCCCGATAATCTCATAAAATGGAATTACTCGTTCGTATTCATTTCCGCAAAACGGGCAGATAGCTTTTACTTTTTGGTTTGTTGCGTTATTCATTGTGCTTTCCCCTTTCTGCCTTATCCACGCTTTTCAGAACTTCTACGGTGCGACGTAGGGACTTTATGAAGCCCATTCGATACCAACGGCTATATGCGCCTATGCTTGTAATGATGTACTCCAAAATCCACATATCGCGCTCCCGCTGCGTCATTTTCTCCATGTCCATACGCAGGAGGCTTGCTTGCTTTTCATAGCGGGCGCGGTCAAAAGTATGCCTTTTAAGCAATTCAGCCCTCCCCGCCCTGCGGGCCGCGCCATTCCGCATCGTTGCAGTTATCCGAAGTGCAGCCGTTCGGCTCATATCCGCGCTTACAGTAATCATGTCTGTGTTCGCATTCGCATTCCATCAACAAGGCCTTGATATCCGCCACCGCTGCATCCCGCTCCGCTGTCAGGCGGTCGACCTCAGCCAATAGCTTGGGGACGTCTTTGGCTGTTGCTTCTATCTTTTCATTTTGCAGGTATGTTCGATAACGAATTGGAAGCCCGCGGTATATTGATGCCGCCATTTCGCTTCGCGCACGGATTTCTTCCAGTCTGGTCATTTCTCCATTCTCCTCAAATCTCTTGTTGACAGGCGGGGCAATAGTCGTACCAGTCAGAGCCATATTTTTGACTTCTCCATCCGGCTCTCTTTTTTGCTTCGACCGCGTCATAAAAATCGTCTTCTGCGGGAAGCGTTTCGCCGCAGCCGTCACATATGGGCGTGTATTCGCGCCTGATTTTTTCAATGCTCATTTCCGAATACTCCTTTTATTGCAATTTGATAAGGGAAATGCCCTTTGAGTTTTTGGGCTTTCGCTATCGCGCCGGCGTGGCGTGTCCACTCGCTTTCCGGCAAATAATAGCTGCGATAGGTGTTATTCGTTTTTGCGGTTTTCACCGTTTCGTTGACGACTGGAAGCCCCGTAGACAGGTCAATGTGCAAATACCAGTTCGTAATAGCGGCGGGGTCATAATTATGCGACTGATAGATTATTTTCAAATTGCCTTTCATTTCGTTCAATCCTTTTTATAAAATTCGTTCACCCAGCCATCCGCGCCAAGGGGCAGGTTCAGCGCCCATAAGGGCGGCATTGACATAATTTCACATACTGCTACAAGGTTGGCTTGTTCAATGGGCACCTCAATTACAACCTCGTCATGCACGTGGAAGGTTATGCGGTAGCCCATCTCTTCCAGCTGCTCTATCGCCTCCGCCAAGCAGTCGCGGGCGATGGCCTGCACGATATTCTCAACCAGTTTGCCGCCGTAGGTTTCGATTCGGCCCCACGTCTTCTTGGTTTGGTCTACGCCCATGAAGGCAATGGAGGGCCTGCCCCATTGGTCTGTGGCGGGGGTGGGGTGCGTGTAAAACAGCATCCGCCCGCTGGGCAAAACAATGTTCAGATAATTAAGCCCACTTTGCTGGTCGTATTGGCGGATAAAATTTATGTGATGCGTTGACATAGGTTTGCCCGTTTCAACGGTGGCCCTCGCAGCATCTCCGATAGCCTGCCACAGGGCACATATGCGCGGGTTTGAACTGCGCCACCGATTCACAAGTTCCGTCGCTTCTTCGATGGTAAAGATCACATTATATTGCGATTCTGCGGTATCCCGGAATTTTGTTGCGCCCATTCCATAGCCTAATCCGAGTTCTGCGATTTTTCCGCGTTGACGCAATTCATATTCTGGATTTCCCTTTTTAATTAATTCCATAGGTACGCCGAACATCAGCGCGGCAGAAGCTTCGTAGATTTTTCCGTGAGTTTGAAAAACTTCAAGCTTCCATTCCTCGCCCGCCAGCCACGCGATAACACGCGTTTCTATGGCGGAGAAGTCGGCATCCAGCAGGATGTGCCCCTCAGGGGCGATAAAGGCCGTCCGTATCAGCTGGGAAAGTGTATCGGGGATAGACCCCCACAATAAGCGCACAGTATCAAACTGGCGGGTTTTTATCGCGTTGCGGGCCAGCACCAGCGGCTCTATATAGGTGCGGGGGAGGTTATGCACTTGCACCAGCCGCCCGGCCCAGCGGCCCGTACGGCCCGCGCCATAGTATTGCAGCAGTCCGCGCACCCGCCCATCTTTGCAAACGGATGTACAAATGGAATCATATTTTTTTGTGCTGGTTTTGCTTAACTCCTGTCTGATTTCCAGTACGCGCCGCGCTGCCACACTGCTTAAATCTCTTTCCAGCAGTTCCCTTACGGTGTCTTTGCGCAGGTTGCTGATTTCCTCGTCTTCTTCCGCTTCGTTGAGCCACGCTGTGAGCTGCGCGGTACTGTTTGGATTGGACAGCCCTGTAAGCTCTTTCGCCTCCTGCATGAGCTGCTGCCGGGTATGCAGTCCGATAGACACGGCACTTGTTACAAGCTCCATATCCACAGCAACCCCACGCCCATTTATGCGTTGGTCGGTTTCCCATTGTTTTTGAATAAATCCCGGCACGGGGAAAGCGGATAGGCGGCGTAGGATTTCCATTTCGGCTACTACGTCCCCCGCGCAGTATTCCATAAACAGCTGCCACTTTGCGGGGTCGTGCTGGGGTAGGTTGCGGGTGCGGTGTCCATTGGCGATTGTTGCATTACAGGGGACACAAAAATACTTGATAAGCACTCTCCCTGTATTCAGCTTTTGCTTTTCCTGCGGCAGCCCCATAGCTTTGCCCACAGCGTCTAAGCCCGCGGGTAAGCCGCAATACAGGCCGTGGAGCATGGTGCATCGCCATTGCGATGCGTCCAACGGGTGGCCGACAATCTTTGACAAGCAGCAGACCTCGAATGGCGCGTTATATGCGTGCTTGATATAGTCGGGGTCTTCTATGAGTTGCAGGACATCCAGCCACGCCGACAATGAATCAGAATAGCCCTGCCTTGCCTTGCACACGTCAATGACACGCGGCTGCTCCCCGTCGATGGAATAGGCACAAAGCAGGATTTCAAAGTCGGGATGTTCCACATAGCGATACAACCCTGCTTTTGCTATGGGTTCGGGGCTATATGTTTCTAAATCCAATGAAAGATGACGTATTACGGTGCCCATGAAAATGTCCTCCCCGTTTTAATTGCGGAGATGCAGTTCTCTGACACGCCATACAGTCTTGCCAAATTGCGCCCCGTTTCTCCTCTTTGTAAAGCTGTTCGTATTTCAGAGACGTCAGACAAGTTCAGTTTGCGCCACCTTTTTCCTTGCCGAAAAACGTCAAGTATGTTTTCAGTCCTGCTACCGTAAAATAGATTTTCTAAGCGATTATCCGTTGGATTTCCGTTGATGTGGCGCACCTCTTCTGCGGGCTTCATATCACGGACGAACGCCGCTAAAACAAGTTGATGTACGGGCGCGCATGGTTTGCTTCTACCCAATGCAACAGATAAATGCCCCGCCTTGCAATATTTTCCTGGGCGCAATATGCGCTCTGAAACGGTTCTGATACCGTTGTTACGGCAACATACTTTTCTCTCTAAGCTTTTTACTCTGCCTAAGCTGCTGACTTGATACGCTCCTTCATATCCGGGAATGTCTTTCCACAGTTCCATAATGGTGGCTCCTTTTCAGTTTTTGGGTAGTGGAATGCCGCTGTTTATGCGTACAACGGCTTAGAAACGCAAATAGGGATTACGCGGAGTAGGGTAGGCCCGTCAGCGGGTTTATGGCAGGCTGCGCTATTGCCGCAGGGGTTTGCGTTATGCCAGCAAAGTCCGCTTCGGGGGATGCGCCGCCGCCCAGCGGTTCACCGTCGCGGATTTTCAGCACATTGCCGAGGCCACAACCGACGCCGCGCTTGCCGTTGGAGTTGTACGGGAAGAAATTGATTGTGACACGCCCGTACATACCGCTGTACACGTCCTGCGGCGCAAGTTCGGTACTGTGGTCGCAGATGTGGCGGACACCGGGCTTTTGCTTGCTGGAAGCTGTCATCACCCAATGGCCTTTGCACTCAGGCCCAAACGGTGTGCCATTCTCACGGACACCGTCACCGTCATGCAGGGGGATGGGCAGCACGGGCGGGCGCACACCATTCCAAAGCCGCCCCTGTCCGTCTTTCGCCGCGGCTTCGATGGATTGCCGGATGTTCTCCACGGTCACGGTGTCGGATTTCGGGATAAGCAATGTGACGGAGTATTTCGGGTCACTGGTCGGGGTCTGCGCATACGGCTGATTGAGGTGGGAATAGGACAATCGGCATTCGTTTGTCAGTACCTTTGTGGATATTCCTTGATACATTTTTTCGTTCTCCTTATTTTTTGTTATTGGTTTGGCATCTTAGGTTTTTCATGTTCTCCGCGTGAGTAATCCAGCGGCAGTTTCCGGGCTGGTATCCTTTTTCATTGTCTATTCGGTCAATTTCAAGGTTATCTTGGTATCCAGTTGAAAGCGCCCATGATTGAAAAACATTGAAATTAAGCCATTCGGGGCATATTGTTATTCCGCGGCCCCCGTAATACGGATAAGCTGAATGGTTTTCAAATAAGCATCTTCCTCGCATACCACACCAAATGCTATAAAGTCGTGTGTTTGATTCGCCGTGTTTTTTGCATCTTTGCGATAGTTCGGCACTATGGTAGCAACCGCAGCTTGTTGTCGCGCCGTTTCGCAGATGTTGCCCCTCAACGACAGTTTCATTTCCGCAATCACATATGCAAATCCACTTGACCCTTACCGCTTTGTCGGGTGAGCGGGCGCGAACAACCAGTAGGCCAAATCGTTTGCCCGTTAAGTCGATTAGTCGCCTGCTCATAACGACATGTCCTTAAAATCCGCGTCAGCGGAATTAAAAGCAGGTCGTTTATCGGTTGCGGGTGCCAATGTCGGTTTGCCGATGGGCTTATAGACAAAGCTGCCCGCAATCTCCTCAAACCGCGCTTTTCCAATCGCTTTTTCCAAAGCGGCGAGTGTCTCCGGCACGGTCTTGTAAACGATTGCGCGGTCAATACCGCTACTGATAAGCGCGTCAAGGGCCTTGTCTTGGTCTGTCCATTGCCGTACACTGCGCCCCTCTACCGTCTTCCATCCGGGCACGTCCTCGCCATTCAGCACGGCAATGAGGGCATATTCGGTTAGGTTGCTATACCAGTCCGCAAGCTCTTTACCGCGCCGCAGCAGGTTGCCGATTTCGGTGTTTGATAGAACGGGGGGCAGTATGTCCTTGAAGTCCTCCAACACGGTGAAGCTGTCGGCGCGGGCTCGGCACTGGGATTTTGCGCGGCAGAATTTGCACCATTCACCGGGGGTATACTCGCCGATGCCCGCAAACGCCATTTGCGCTATGGGCTTCACAACCTCTTCGCCCCACGTGGTCAGTTCCTCCACGGTCATGCTATCGCCCGTATAGCTGTTCAGGCGCGGCTGGTCGATGTAGAAGCATACCCGCTTGATGCTGTCCCCATAAATGGACGCATAGAGCTTTAAGGCCCCCAGCGCGTATAAGCGCATCTGTGGGTTGCCCTCAGCGGACACTGCAACACCTTGACCATGCTTGTAGTCGGTAATGAGAAGCTCATCGCCGCCTATCATCACACAATCGCAAGTCCCGAAGGCTTCCGGCACGTAGTCGGTCAAGTCCACGCGGATTTCCGGCACCACGTGGGGCGCGGTGGGGAATTCCATGTATCGTTCGGTCAAATGCTCCACATAAGCCGCCGCCGTTTCCAGCATTTCGTCTTTCCAATACGGGTCTTTCTTCAAGCGTTTCAGCTCTGCGGTGTAGGTGGAGGGCTTCAAGGCGGCGAATTTCTTACGGCAGAGCAACTCACAAACACTGTGCGCCAGTCTCCCTTCCTCCGCATACTCGCTGGTCTTTTCGGGCAAGGTACTTTCAAGGCGCGGGGCGGGAGTGCAATTCAGCCAGCGATGTGCAGCCGATGGTGACAGCAGCGCGTGGGCGGCGGGGGTGCTCATATGGCAGCCCCTATCTTGCGCATTTCGGTGGCGAACGCGCCCAGCTGTGCATCGGGGATTTGCGTGACGGCCTGTACTCCAAAAGTGTGCAGCAGGGCTATCAACTCTGCTTGCTTGCCCGCGGATACCAGCGCGGCCCCGGCGGTCATGATTTGGCCGCGGCTGAATGTGGGCGGCGGCGCGGTCGGCACGGGGGTAACGGGCGTAACAGGAACGGACGCGGTGGGCTGTGTGGGCACGGTCTGCGTGGGGGCCGTTGCGGGGCCGTCCACCTGCGCCTCAGTTTCTTTCACCTGATGCACGGCCTGAAAGTGCTGCAAAACGGCAACGGCTTCTCGGGTGGTCATGTCGGTAATCGTAATGGTTATCATGGTTTGCTCCTTTTCTTTATCCCTTGCGGGTTGATTTTCTTTCTTTGTGTGTCTGCCAATCCCTATTCATGGCTTTATATTTTTGGCGAGAATCGCCCCACTCACGGTGTTTCCATAGCCACCGAATAGCCCAAAACGTATAATAAATGCGCATATATGTTTTCTCCCTGTTACCAAATCTTCACCGCACCCTCGGCGGTGATGGAGAAGTGGGTTGCTTCAATCGGGTATGTTGTGGCCCACGCCCCGTCCAGAAACGCCCGCGCCGCATCAATATGCCATTGCTCTGCCACCCCTGTTTTGGGGCTGCCCATCTTCTGCGCCGCCTGCATGGGCGACAAGCTGGGGTTTCGATTGCAAGCAATTACCATAATGCGCATGGCGTCTTCCGTGGTTGCTGCCTTGTGCCCGTCCCATGGCCGCGCTGCAAGCATTGCGAGGGCATACACATCATCATCCGTGTATCCGTAATACTTGCTGGACGGCGGCAGAGTGGGCGCGGGAGGGAACGCCCACTCTCCGTCATCACCTGCCGTAACCCATACCGCCCCGAGAGGGACAGGGGTGGATATGGTGACAATGACAGTCTTTGCGGCAGCTTGGAGCAGGATTTCTTGCGCGGCATTTGTGCGCGGTATAAAAATCCGTGCGGCCCACGCTCCTACTGCGAGCGCACACACCAGCAAAATTGTGATAATGGCGTTCCAGCAACGCCTTATTTTTCTTGACATCTCGAAACCTCCTAAATCACAAATTCGTTCGGGCAGTCAGTAATGCGTTTGTTTGTCTTGCTGACGATCAAGTCCTGCGGGCTCGCATTTCTGCGCAATGTGTCAACCTGGGCTTTGATAGCGTAGACATCGCCTGTTGCAACGTGGAGTAGACTGGTATGAAAGGCAAAGCGATTATGAGGGACGGAGAACGCCGCCCAATCCGGCACGTCAACGTGCTTGCCCAGCGTGCACTCTTCCATTCGTAAGCCCAAATATTCGGATGCGCGCCTGCGCAGTCCTACAATTTGTCGCGGGGTCAGCCATTCGCGCGATGCGTGGGTGACGTAGGCAGACGCTTCCATTTTCGCGGCATTACATGGCATCACGCAGTCCTCCCTTCGGGAAATAGAGGTGTAGCCGCTCTGTAGGTATATCCAGCAACTCCATAATGCGGTACATCTCATCCAGCCCCCACGGCAGGCTCCCCGCCATTCGCGCCGTGATGCGGCCGTTTGATAGGCAAAGATATTCGCCGAGGTCTTTGAAGGTCATTTCCGCTTCAACTAATGCCGCGCGGAGCTTTATGAACTTTTTGGGTGTCTTTTCGCCCACAGTTATCCCTCCTCTCTTTCTTGCCAGTATCCGCTCACAAGGTTCTTGGGCTTTGTTGCCGAAGTCACGATTGCGTCTTCTTTCCAGCGCGTAATTTTTATTTTCAAACCGGCAAAAATTCCGAAGTCTGCCCCGGCGCTGATGCCGTCCCCGGCGCTGATGCCGCGCCCGGCGCTGATGCCGTCCCCGGCGCTGATGCCCCACCCGGCGCTGATGCCCCACCCGGCGCTGATGCC